CCCCATATCTTTTTCCTAATAATTTGAAACTTGTTCCTAAATCTCGTCCAGATTTATCTACATTACCAAAGTCATCTATCTCATCACTAAAAAGAGGTAATTCATTCATTCCAACATCAGATAAAAATAGTTCTCTTAATGCATCTGTACTTCCAGATGATTCCATCACATCTTTTCTTGTTGCATTCTGAGCAAACCAAGTTTTAAATGTAGGATCGGTTGTAGGATTTCCACCATTCTCCATTCTACGAGGATATCCTCCAAACTTCATCCAATATGAATTACTATTTTTCTTTTTCTTTTTTGTTGCCATTAGCGTTATGTCTTATAAAACTTACAAAATTATACAAAATTTCTTAGATAACCAAATTATCTGAACGAAGGTCTAAAAAATGTTTTAAAATAATGTAAGATAAATTTAATATTTAGCGGTTCATTTGTTGTTGTATCATAATTATTATAAATTAAATCTACGAATAAATATTTATCTCTCATTCTATCTTTGAATTGTCTATTAGGATTATAATTAAATATATTAAAAATATCTGCATCTGCTATATTTTCATCCATAATATTTCTCGGAACCATCATTTGCCATTCTCTTTCTTTTTTTCTAATATTAGTTCCTGGTACTAATGTAATATAATCACTCATTTGATAATCTGTATAAAATCTAATTGTATCAAATGTATTACCTGGTATATCTATATCAGATACATTTGGTCCTCCTTGTAATCCTACATCTCCTGATCCAGCATTAGCACTTTCTAAATCAGTTTGTCTTTCTGGTAACCATATACTTTCCATATGATATGATATATTATCAAATGTTTTAGTCAATGTAGAATCCATATTAGAAATTAAAGTTACTGAACTTTGATAAATAAGATCATAAAATTCTCCATATTTTCCTACTCCATGTAAATAAAGTTGATTTCCTTTAAACTTAGTATCTCCTGTTACACAAGGACTTTGTGTATTAGGTGTAATAAAATAACTTCCACTATTTATATAAATAGATGGATGAAAATCGTAGAATGAAGTAAAGCCTCTTGTTATTTCATTAAAAGCAACAGTAAAAGAATCTTCTCCAATTCCACATTCTACAGTAACAAGTTGCATATTTGATTGATCAATATCACTATATACATATTGATGTTTTGAAGTATTTAAAGGAGCCTGTCCTGGAATACTATTCCATTGTTCTGGTATCCAAATTAGAATATCACCAAACACAAGATTGAAAGGATTTGGAGTAGGAACTGGAAATGATGGACATCCGACTTTAGCTACTATAACTCCCGCAAAAGGCCCTATACCATTTATCATAATATCAGTAAGTACTCTCCAATCAGAAGGGATACTAGGAGGAGTTATATAATCACTACAATCTCCTTCAAAACAATTATTACACTTTGCATCTACAGGTCTAAGTATTAAAGTTAATATTCTATTTGGAGCTGCTCCAAATTCTTGATGATCTAATATCGCATTATCATAAGATTCAGAATAACTTTTATCATGAAAAGTATATAGGATTTCATTATTTATACTATCATATGTACAATTAATACCTTCTTTAATAATTGGATTATCCATTGTTAAAATAGATCCTGTTAAATTTTGTTCAAAATAAGAATGTAATCCCGTCACATCAGAAATAGGTTTTGTTCCTTCTCCGCTATAACTAAACATTTTACGTTGATTTATATCAAAGAAATATAATGCACTATCAGAATGTGTTACAGCCCATTGTTGTTTAGCTCCTACAATAGTAGAAATATATTTATAATTTTGTATAAATGCTCCAGCTCCACTGCTTATAGTTCCTAACTGTAATGCAGTTCCATCTGCAGATTGTACTACCGCTGTTGGATTAACTGATAAAGCTCCAAATCCAGTATCTTGAAGATAGTATATTGTATCATGTAATCTAGTTAATTTATTTATTGGACCATATACTCCTTCTACATCTTTAAAATTATTCAATAAAAATACAGCCCATGAATCTGTTGGTTCTCCATTTATTTTAGTTTCAGAATAATAAATTCTTGTATCAAATTCTTCACCTAAAGATACATTAAAAGGTCGTGGAAAATAAGTTCGTACATTATTCTGCGCATTATATGCAGAATTCAATGTATATGAATCATGTAATTGTGTTCCATTATTAGGAAATCCTCCATCAGTTTTTTCAGAAAAATGATAACCATGTCTCCATAAACTATTAGTCATATGAATTTCTAATGGAACTATACAGTTTCTTTGTGCTCCCCAATCTGCATCACTTAATATACTTGAATTCAGAGAATAACTTGCTATTAAAGAATCATAATTATCAAAACCAGTCTGTCCCCAATTTTTATCAAATTGAGTATAATCATGTAACTGACATTGAACATCTCCTCCCCATACATCAAAAGTCATTGGTGCTAGTAAATTTGTTGTAGGTAATATAGGATAATAATTACCTGTAGATATATATGTAGAATTAGCTCTAACTGCAAATGTGACTCCTCCATAAGGAGTATTATATTTTTCATAGCTAAAAGTTGCTCTAGTTGCAACATTCATTAAATCCCATGGAGCGGGCATCCCACTTCCCATTAACCAATTACATCCAATCCAAGGATCTGGTACTACAGAATCATCTAGCTTAACAAAAAAACATTCGCTTCCAATAGATCTAGGTCTACACATACCCCATCTATCAGACATAGTTTGATATATAGAATTTGCACAACTAGCAAAACTATAGGTTGGATCTATTATAGAAGTCATCAATATATCATCACATGGATTTGTAACATTCATAAAACTAAACTGTAAACTTTGATCTTCGTCAACATCAATAAAACCACCATCACCTACCCAACGTCCCCATTTAATAGGCATTGTATTATTTGCTGGATTCATACCAAATATATTAGATGGTATTCCACCTGTAAAATTATAATTGGCAGCTGAGGGAGCAGCTCCTGGGATACCCCCAGCTATAGTCATTCCTATATAATATTTATACCAATGATTAGAATAATATCTCCACCGTCCACAAAATAACCAAAAACTATTTAATCCCATACTTGTATTCCAATGTGGAAAATAAATTTGGCTTATTCTTAAATAATCACCATCTCTCATTGTATTATCAACATCCAATCCTTTTTGTAAATTATTTGCATTAGTCGGATCGCTATTTATCCATCCCAATGGTCCATATAATAATAATTCTCTTTTTCTATTTTTACATAATCTATATCCTATATTTGCAGTAAAATTATTTGAAAAGGGTTCAACATTACAAACTTCAGCAGGACCATCGCAATAAGCTAATGCTCCACCTGGACCACAATTTCCAGTTGTAGAATCTGGAGTATAAGACCCAACACCAGGAATTAAAACACTACTATCATTTGCTACGCCCCATAGATTTGGCCAAGTTGATGGAGTTTGATTCTCCCATTCACTTTGTTGCATATTTAATCTATCTACTGTATGAACTAAAGCAGTTCCAAATCTAGATTTATCCTGATGAGTTCTTTCACATCTAACAATAGAAAATCCTGTAATACCTAAAGCATTTACATCTATTCCTGATGTTGCTGGATCTAGATTAACAGTAAACTGTAATCCTATATTATTTAGCATTACGGTTCCATGAAATGGATAATTAGTTCCCCATATATTATATGTAGGACCACCTAAAGGATCTGGTACCCATGTACTTACGGCAAAATCACCAAATGGATTTCCTAATCCTGAACTATAATTAAATGGCATTTTAATATCACCAATCCAGTTTACAAAACTTGCTTGTCCTTTATTATTATAAAATACTATACCAAATCTATAAGTTTCTCCTCTTGCATAACCTCCATAAATACTCCATTTAAAAGGAGATTTATAATTATTATAAGTAGTATTTAAATTATAAACTTGATTAGGAATATTTAAATTAACACTTCCTACTGTAAAAGTAGCTGGATTAATAAAACAAGCGCTAGTAGGAGCAACATTATAACCAGTACAATTAGAATTACAAAATTGTTGAGAAGTTGCTTGAGGATCTATAGAATCATTTTGAAAATCTCCTTCATCTTGTTCTGTTATAAATGTGTAACTAACATTATGTCCTGTTCCTCCAAGTGTTGCTCCATCTGCTTGAAATATATATTGATCATTAATAAACCAATCTGGATTAGTAGTAGGATTTTCATCGTTATAATTATTAATACAATCATGTGTCTCAGGAACTAAATTAATAGCAGTTTGTCCAGCTGCTGGAACATAAGGATTAATACCATTAATAAATATTGGTAAATCTGATAATGAATCAAGAAGCCCTATTCGTCCACTCGCGATAGAATTAAATCTATAAGCTCGAGCATCATAGTCAACATTAAAAGTTGTATTTACAATATTTCCAAAAAATAATTTATTATCTTTAGAATCTAAAGTTTTAACTTTTTCAAATGTTGCTCCTATACCTGTTGTAAATTCAGTTAGACTTATTGGAATCTTATCTTCAGATCCAGTAAGTTCAACTATAATATCAGCTAATCCATTAGCTAATGTTGAAAAAGAATATATATCAACATTTCCAGGAATATTATCTATATGATATACAGCAGCTAATTCTATTAACTCAAATGATATATCTAAACCTCTTAATCGCCATCTAATTTTTTTACCCGTTTGATCTCCTCTACCTGTAGTTATATTAAAAGGATCTCCTTGAATTCTACAAAAAGGATTTGAATCTCTACTATCATATATAGGAACTAAATTAGAAAGTGGAGACCAATCTGTAACTAATCCTTCATAACTTCTATATCTATATGCTAATTGATATACACCTGCATCTAATTGTCCTCCAGAAAGAGTAGAATCTAATATAGGAATCTGAAAACCTGTTTTAGGAGCTAAATCTAAAAACTCACATGGAGTTGCCATTGCATCTGGATTAGCTACATTTAATTTTCTAGGAGGATTAAAAAAATCAGTCCAATATACACCTTGAATATCTATTTTTTCATATCGTCCTATAGCCTCAATAGGATGTTGTTTAGTAAAATTAATACAACTTTCTCTAGCATAAATACATTCAATATAATAATTCCATCCTCCTATATCCTGAATTGCCGGATCAATTTCTAATCTCCAAATTTGTCCTGGTCCACCATCTGCATCAGGAGTTCCCCCATCAAAGTTAGTTGTAAATATATATAAGGAATCTCGTAAATCTGCATATCCAATTACTGCTAAAGAACAATGTTGAAATGCTAATGAATTTAGATTTGCAAATCCACCAGTCATATTAATAGAAGTAATTTGATTAATAGTAAAATCTCTATTAAGAGTAAGTGGATCAATTCCTGTTCTAGGTTTACCCCAAAATACTATTCTTTTTGATGAAGCATCAAATGTCCAAAAAAAACCAGGAAGTCCATCAGGATCATGACTGGGTC